GACGAGAACCTGAACGGGACGATATTGCGGATCGACATTGAGCAGGTGAACTGATGGACAAGGAAAAGTTAGATGAATTGAATCGCATTTGCTTAGAGGCTATGGAAAGGGACATTCCTGCATTCTTTGAGTACTTGGATTATGAATACAAGGTGCTGAAGGGCGAAGCGCCATGGCCGACGTTCAAGCCCTTTAGAATTCCAATCCAAGTAAAGAAAGAGGAAGGCCAGCCATGAGTTGGCGAGAATGGTTTGTTGGCAGGCACACACTCTGGTTGGAACGCGAACTCGAAGACCTTAAAAAGAGGCACGCCGAGCAGCTTTCTTGTGCTATAAATGAAAACAAGAGCCTGCGGGAAGAGCTCGAACGCACGCGCATTCTGCTTACCCCGGCGATTCAGAACATTCGACCGGGAGTCCAGCCCGAGGAGCCAGCACCGCAAGCGTTAGGCAAGGAATTCGTAGGCACGCCCTGGATGAGAATTCAAGCACGCATTCTACGTGAGATCGAAGAGCAAGAGAAAGCCCAGGAAACTCAGCGTAATCTGGTACGGCAAGCCGAAGAGAGACAAGCAAAGGAGAATTAGCAATGGGTGTTTATGACAAGCAAGGCAACCCACATCACAGTGCCAGCCGTGCCAAACTTCACGATGAGATGAGTGCCAGCAAGAAGCCTGAGCCAGCCGGCGAGAAGGAAGACAAGAAGCCACAGCTCAAGGATGGCAAGGGCACCGAGCACGACGTCAGCAAGATGAAGATCGAGGAAGTGGTCAAGCAACACGGACCGGCGCACGAAATCCATTCCATGCACGATCACGCAGCCAATCAGCACATTGTCCATTCCATCCATGGCGAGAAGCACCACCACAGCAGTCACGACACCGCCGGGGACGCGCACGCACACATGGGCAAAGCGATTGGCGCAGAGATGCAGTCGCAGGACGAGAAGCCGGAGCCCGAGGAAACGCCGGATACTGAAGTGGCGATGTCGCAGCCACAGCCAGCCATTCCTGGGATGTAACCGTGCCCTGGACAAATCGTCAATTCCGCTTCCTGATGAGCAAGGGTTCCCCGCTTACCGATGCTCAAAAAGAGAAAGACAAAGCGGAAGCGCACTCTAACCCTGCAATGATTCATATGAAAAAGGGATCTCCAAGAATGGCACAAGCTTTCCGAAAGGCAGGTTCTACTCGCGGGAAGAACTGACGGTCCCCGTTCCGGCAGCGCACGAGGCAATGATGCCCCCAGGCGTTAAGGCAACACAACGGCTGCTTACCTAAGAGCGTACTACGTGGACGCTCCCAGAAGAGCACCGCGGGATAGAAAACGGGGAAATTTAGGAGTTGCGATGAGCAAACACTGGATGCAGTCGGTAAGCAAGGGCATAAAGAAGAGTGGGCATGCTGGAATTTTTAGAGCGGCTGCACACCGAGCTGGCGAAAGCACTCACGCATTTGCAGAGGAACACAAGCACTCATCTGGTAAGGTTGGTAAGCGCGCACGGCTGGCGCTTGCGTTTTCTTCAGCTAAACACTAATGGCCACAGCGACACACAATCTGACGGGCAGCGATACCGAAGATCCTGAAGAGCAGCAACAGGATAATGCTGAGCCTGACGCGCAAAAGTATAATGTGGGCGTCCTCGCCGGCCTCGAGTGGTCCCCGGTCCCGAACGCAGAACTCACCGACAAGCAAATCAATTATCTAAAGGAAATTGTAAAGAAAGGCGAGAAGCGCGACTATCCCGCTCGATTGGTCGAGGTTATAGCCGCATGGGAAGCCGCCCTTTTTTATCGGGGCTTTCAGTTCTTGGCTCAAGGAAGAAATGGGGCTTGGATAATCCCCGGAGAATCTACGGGGTATGGGCCTTCAATGCAAATGGATCTGGCCCTTCTCCCTACCAATATTTATTCTGCAAGGGCGCAAATGATTATAGCGGCGCTAACGCGGACTGTTCCCAATGTTAGATTTGCTCCGCAAAAAGCTGATAATGATTCGCAAATTACCGCCGCAGAAAGCGCCGAGAAGTTCATGCAGGTTATTCGTCGCAACAACGATCTGATCATGATTCAGACCGATGCGGCACGCTACTTGTGGACTGATGGGAGATTCGGCTACTGGTCGCGGTTCGTGAAAGATGGTCAGACATTCGGATGGGAAGAGGATGACGAGCCTGATGACATCGTGCCTGAGAATGAGCCTCTGGAAGAAGGGCAAACTCCTGTTGAGGGCGAAGCAGCTTCTGCCACGCCGGAGAGCACAGAGACAGAAGAGGCCGCGGAAGCGCAGACAGAAGTAACGAACGTCGAACGCGAAGCTGAGCAAGAAGACCAGGCTGATGAGCCAGTAAAGCGCACGCCGCGCGGCCAGGAAGTACGCACCGCACACGGTAAGCTCGAGATGAAACTCGTGCCGATGATGGCCAATGATATTGCCGAAGTGGATCAGTTGCACCTGGACATGGAAGTAGACGTCACGCGCGCCAAGGCAATGTACCCATGGATAGCGGACAAAATTAAAAGCGGAACGAACGCCTCTGCTGCCGGCAGCGAGATCGCTAGATTGGCACGCCAGAACGTCAAGTTGGGCATGCAATCGACGTATGTGACGAGTGATTCCGTTGCTGCGGATGCGACGGTTGCTCGCAGATGGCTACGTCCTTCACAATTCATGGAAATACGGCCCGAGGAAGATCGCGACGACATGATTGCCATGTTCCCGAATGGTTGCTATGTCACTTTTGTAGGCGAAGAATTTGCCTTTGCGCGGAACGAATCGATGGACGATTGCTGGGCGCTTGGACAGGCATATAGCGGCGATGGCCAGAACCGCAATGCGATGGGAACTTCTACGCTGCCAATTCAGAAGCGGCTGAACAACTGGCTCGATTTGATAAACGACATTTTCACGCGGTGCATTCGTAAAAAGTGGATGGACTCAAAGACGTTCGATGTGGATACACTGCGCGGACAGACAAACATCCCTGGCGATATCGGCAGTTTCAAGTATCGCAATATTGACGTGAATCAATTGGTGTTTGTTGAGCCGGAAGTTACTGCCCCGCAGAGTTTACCTGACTTCATCAAAGAGTATTCCGGGCCTCTCGCAGAGTTGCTATCTGGAGCATACCCTGCGCTGGCGGGTGGTGACGTAGGCACCGCAGATAGTGGTGTCGCTATCGCCACCCAGCGAGATTCCGCGCTTGGCCGGCTTGCGCCGACCTGGCACAGCATGAAGAACGCCGAAGCACGGTCGGCAAAGCAGCTTGTGCGTTGGGGAGCAAAGTGCCGCGACAAGACCATCAATGAGAAGATCCCTGGCGGCGAAACCATCGTCATCGAAACGAACGACATGAAGGCGAACATTCTCTGTTACGCGGAGAGTGATGAGAACTTCCCTGAGACATACACGCAGAAAAAGAACAGCGTGATGGCGGTATTCCAGGACAGCGCAAAGAATCCGCAGATGCAAGAGATCATGTTCAATGCAGCGAACATCGAGTATTTACAAAGCGTAATCGGCATCAAGGAACTGTACATTCCCATCGTGGCATCGTACAAAAAGCAGTTGGGCGAGATTGAAGTGATGCTGAATGGGCAGGGGCCAGTTCCAAATCCGCAGTATCAGGAAGCGGAAGCGAAGATTCTAATGCTGAAGCAGCAGGGCGTGCCAGCGGAAGTGCTCGAGCAGGCCGCCATGGAAGCCCAGCAAATACCTCCAGAGTTGTGTTCATTACCGATTGATGCTCAAGTGGATGATAACGACACTGAAGCGGCGAGTTGCTGGAAATTCCTGAATGACGAATCGGGGCGCAAGCTGAAGCGCGCGAATTCAAAGGCTTATGAGGATATTCGTTTGCACTTCTTGGCGCACGTTGACGCTGCAAAGGCCAAGGCTGCACAGCAAGCGCCGGCAGGCAAGCCGCCAAGCGTTTCTGTCGGGTACAAAGACGTCGCCCAGGTTGACGCAGGCGCCGCACAGCAAATCCTGAAGGAAGCAGGGCTGACGCCATCGCCCACAGCGGGTACACCCGCACCAGTTCCGGCACCAGCAGGGGCCAAGGCTCCCGCTGCGCCATTGCCAGTCGGCAACACCGAGG